TATGAATACATTTGACAAGAACATGGAAAAGATATTTGATGTGACACCGGTTGAACCAAAAGAAAAACCTTTGGTTCCAACCACCACAGAGACACCTGCGCCACTGGATGGTGTTGACCTCAAGCAAGACTTAGGTGATGCCTACGACCAAACCAAGAACAACCTACAAGATTTAATTGAAGTAGGTAAAGATGGTTTGGAAGAAATTCTACAAATCGCCAAGGCAGGCCAACATCCACGTGCATTTGAAGTATTTGCCACTTTACTAAAGAACGTTGGTGACCTCAACGACAAGTTGATGGACAACCAGAAAAAGATTCGTGACGTAACCGGTGCAAAGAAAGAGGCTGGTGATACAAAGATTGACAAAGCTGTGTTCATTGGTTCAACAGATGAGTTGAGTAAGTTACTCAAAGGTAAATAATGGCATACGATTTAGATTCAAAAGAATCGTACCGTGACAATCCGTTACTTAAAAAAGTCGGCGTCAAGGTAGAATACACACAAGAACAGGTTGATGAATATATCAAATGTTCCAAAGACCCAATCTATTTTGCAGAGAACTATATTACCATCGTTAACGTTGACGTTGGTTTAATGAAGTTCAAGATGTGGGATTTCCAAAAGGAAATGATTAAGAACTACCATGAAAATAGATTCTCAATCACAAAATGTCCTCGTCAGGTTGGTAAGACTACCACATCGGTGGCATATCTTCTTTGGTTAACCATCTTCTCAGACACACAAAACGTGGCCGTTCTGGCCAACAAAGGTTCACTTGCACGTGATATTCTTGGTAAATACCAGTTGGCATATGAAAACTTACCGATGTGGTTGCAACAAGGTATCGTTACTTGGAACAAGGGTAACGTTGAACTAGAGAATGGTTCTAAGATTATTGCAGCATCTACATCCAGTTCTGCGGTTCGTGGTGGATCATTTAACTGTGTATTCTTGGACGAATTTGCGTTCGTTCCAAATAACATCGCTGAAGAATTCTTTAACTCTGTTTACCCTGTTATCTCATCCGGTAAAACATCCAAGATTATTATCGTGTCTACACCGAACGGTATGAACCTGTTCTATAAGTTGTGGATGGATTCAATCAACAAGAAGAACGGTTACAAGAACTTCGAGATTCACTGGTCAATGGTACCAGGTCGTGATGAGGCATGGAAAGAAGAAACCATCCGCAACACAAGTGAACGACAGTTCAGACAAGAATTCGAAACTGAGTTCTTGGGTTCTTCCAATACTCTGGTATCTGGTTATAAACTTCAACAGATTGCATATCGTGATCCAATATCATCACATGATATGTTGAAGATTTATGAAATGCCTAAGAAGACTGAGGTTGGAGACAAGTCGGATCACCTATACTGTATTACGGTTGACGTATCTGAAGGTAAGAACCTCGACAGTTCGGCATTCCAAGTTATCGACATATCAACGACACCATACAGACAGGTGGCCACATATGCCAGTTCATCAATATCACCTATATTATTCCCAACTGTAATCTATAACGCAGCCAGAATGTATAACGATGCGTATGTTTTGGTTGAAATTAACAATAACCCACAGGTTGCCGATTCACTACACTCAGACTTTGAATATGAGAACCTATGGAAAATCTTTACTGGTAATAAGAAACCACAACAATTAAGTGCAGGTTTTGCACGTGGTATCCAGATGGGTTTGAAAATGTCACCCCAAGTTAAGGCAATCGGTTGTTCCAACCTGAAGACCTTGATTGAAGGTGATAAATTAGAAATCTGTGACTTCGATACATACTCAGAACTTACCACATTTGAACAACAAAAGAACTCTTTTGCTGCGGCGGATGGTGCAAATGATGACTTGGTAATGTCCTTGGTCATTTTTGCATGGGCAACAACACAACAATACTTCAAAGAAATCGTTAACCACGACATACGTAAACAAATCCAATTGGAAAATATGAACCAAATGGATGAAAATATGTTACCGGAACCAATTATTGAAGATGGTATGGAACATAATTTCGAAATTTTAGATGGTGACCTATGGGAAGTGGCTGATGGTGGTGACACCTATGCATCTTTTATCCGAGACAGTATCAACAGGTTGTAAAACCAGCCTTACATAAATATCTCATATGGTAATTAACTACCAGAAGAACACATAATATCAAGGAGAAAACAAATGGCGTTTCAAAACTCTCCAGGCGTTAATACATCAGAATTGGACCTAACAACAGCGGTTCCATCTGTATCTACTACCGCCGGTGCATTTGCTGGAAACTTCCAATGGGGACCAGTAGAAAAGATTACACAGGTTACCAGCGAAGTTCAACTGGTAAGTCGTTTCGGTAAACCAAATTCAACCACAGCAACATCTTTCTTTAGTGCAGCAAACTTTCTTGCTTACGGCGACAATTTAAATGTTGTACGTGCGGTAGGCGCAGCTGCTAAGAACGCAACAGGTGGTACAACATTGTTGATTAAAAACAGTGACGTTTACGAAGCAACATATTTAAATCAAAACAACGGTGGTACATACGGTGCGTTTGCTGCTCGTTATCCAGGTGCAATTGGTAGTTCACTATCCGTTGGTGTTTGCGATAACTCAACAGACTTTGCAACATGGGACTACAAAGGTTACTTCACTTCTGCTCCAGGAACATCTGCACAAGTTTCTGATGCTGGTGGTTCAGGTGACGAACTACACATTGTTGTTATTGACGCAGGTGGCCTATTCACTGGTACAGTTGGTACAGTATTGGAAACTTTCGCTTTCGTATCTAAGGCACTAAATGCAACTAACAATGGTGTTTCAAACTACTACAAAAATGTAATTTTGAACAGTTCACGTTATGTTTATGCAATCGACCCAGTAGATTACACATCACAATCTGGAACATGGGGTGGTCCTGCAACAACAGACTTTACATCACTAGACGGTAACCAATTGGTTGTTCTTGTTGGTGGTGTTGATGCATCTCCAACAGACGGAAACTTAGAAACTGCATACGGTTTGTTTGCAAATAAAGAATTGACTGACATTTCGTTGATTATTACTGGTGATTCCAGTGCAAACGTACAGAACTATGTAATTTCATCTGTTGCATCTTCACGTGGTGACTGTGTGGCATTTGTTTCACCTCCACAAACAGCAGTTGTTAACAACGTTGGTAGTGAGAATGGTGACATTACTACTTGGTTGTCAGATTTGGCAACAACTTCCACATTTGCTTTTGCTGATTCTGGTTGGAAGTATCAATACGACAAGTACAACAGTACATATCGTTGGATCCCATTGAACGCCGACATTGCAGGTCTATGTGTAAACACAGATAATGTTCGTGATCCATGGTTCTCACCAGCAGGTTATTCTCGTGGTCAAATCAAGAACGCAATCAAATTGGCATGGAACCCTAACAAAGCACAACGTGATACATTGTATAACGCAGGTGTTAACCCAGTTGTTTCCTTCCCAGGACAAGGTGTGGTGTTGTTTGGTGACAAGACATTGACTTCTAAACCATCCGCATTTGACCGTATCAACGTTCGCCGTTTGTTCATCACATTAGAAAAGGCAATTGCCACATCAGCCAAGTATTCATTGTTTGAACAAAACGATGAGTTCACACGTGCTCAGTTTGTTGCAACTATCACTCCTTTCCTACGTGACGTACAAGGTCGCCGTGGTATCACAGACTTCAAAGTGGTTTGCGACACAACTAACAACACAGCAGGTGTAATTGACCGTAACGAATTTGTTGGTGATATTTACATCAAACCTTCACGTTCAATCAACTATATCCAGTTGAACTTTGTTGCTGTTGGTACTGGTGTTGACTTCACAACTATTGTTGGTGCAGTCTAATAAATAAACACATAACAGGAGATAACAATGGCATTTAATGTAGCTGAATTTAGAGCGAATATGGTTGGTGACGGTGCCCGTCCAAACCTATTCCAAGTCTCTCTAACATTCCCTAACTTAGTTGACGGTGCTGTTGTTGCTGGCCAGAAGACAACCTTCATGGCCAAAGCAGCACAGATTCCAGGTTCAACCATTTCTTCAGTCACAGTACCATACTTTGGTCGTGAATTGAAATTCGCAGGTAACCGTTCTTTCGCAGATTGGTCTATTACAGTCATCAACGATGAAGATTTTATTGTACGTAATGCAATCGAATCTTGGATGAATGCTATTAATAGCCATGCAAGCAACGTTCGTAATGCCGGTGCAATCAATCCATCGAACTATTCTGTGGACGCTGAAGTTATTCAATATGGTAAAGCAGGTAACGAGTTGAAGCGTTATAAGTTTGTTGGTCTATGGCCACAAGACGTTTCTACTATTGATTTGGCATGGGATTCTAACGATACTATCGAAGAATTCTCTGTTACATTCGGTTACCAATATTGGGAAACTAATACTACCACTTGATATTTGTTGGGAGGCTTCGGCCTCCCTATGTTTCTTTGATTTCGTTATAAGTTTTAAAAAATATGGCAACACCTAATAAATTTTCTCTGTTCGGTTTTACTATCTCTCGTGACCAGGAAGAGGCCGAGAAGTTAAACCAACAAACGTTTGCGCCTCCTGCACAGGAAGACGGCGCATTAACTATTACATCTGCCGCTTATTACGGCACATATGTTGACCTAGACGGTACCGCCAAGAACGAGGTGGAGTTAATCTCTCGCTATCGTGAAATGGCCATGCAACCTGAAATTGAATCGGCGATAGATGACATAGTTAATGAAGCCATTTGCCAAGATGACGATGGTAAGTCAATTGATATTATTCTGGATGACCTAGAACAACCAGAAAAAATCAAGAAGGCCATCAAAGAAGAATTCCAAACCATTCTCCGATTAATGAATTACAAGAGAATGTCTCAGGATATTTTCCGTAGATATTATGTGGATGGTCGTTTGTACTACCACGCAATTATTGACCGTGAAGATCCAACCGCAGGCATTAAAGAACTGCGTTATATTGACCCACGCCGTTTACGTAAAGTCCGTGAAATTAAAAAGCAGAAGGACGAACGTACAGGCGCAGAAATTATGAAGGTTGTGAATGAATATTACATCTACAATGATAAGATTGTCACTGGTAGTTCTTCTAACTACGGTCCTGTTGGCGTTAGGATTACCACTGATTCTATTGTTTCTATCAGTTCAGGTCTTATGGATTCTCGTAGGGCTGTGGTCTTGTCTTACTTGCACAAGGCAATTAAACCCCTAAACCAATTACGTATGATTGAAGATGCGACAGTTATCTATCGTATCTCACGTGCACCAGAACGTAGAATTTTCTACATTGACGTTGGTAACTTACCAAAACTAAAGGCCGAACAATACCTACGTGATATTATGGTCAAGTACAAGAACAAGTTGGTATATGATGCCAATACAGGTGAAGTACGTGATGACCGTAAATACATGTCTATGTTGGAAGATTTCTGGTTACCTCGCCGTGAAGGTGGTAAAGGTACAGAAATTACCACACTAC